ATAGAGGCAGGAATACCCATATAAAAAGAGCCAGAACTTACACCTTTAACAACCTTACCAGTAACATTCATATAGTTACCATTATCAACAGCAGAAGTAATCTTTACTATTTGATAATCAGATACTGTTTGGTCATTAGCTGAATTATCTGCAGTTGTAACAGGTACTTTTAATAATTGACCAGCCATTAAAAACAAAGGTTTAGTATTAGTATCACCAACTGCATAATCAGCTGTTTTACCATAAACATTTGTTATATTACCAGTATTTTTATAATCAGCACCAACTTTACCATACCATGTATCATCTTGAGCATCTTGTGAGTTAGCATTTGAACTTACAGCTGTAGCAAATCCTGAACCATGAGTTTCAAGATATACATATCTTTTATGCCATGAACCTCTATGTTCTGTGAACTTAAAAGCTGGATCATCTGTTGGTTTTTTAGCCGCTTTAAAAAACGGATCTTGTGCAATGTTAAGCTTACTTACTTGCTTACCAAAATTAAACTTACGCCTTAAATCACCAGTATCCTTACTTTGACCATCGGACCATGTACTAACATCAGTTACATTTAGATCCGTACTGGGATTTATGACACTTAAAAAATCAGACATAACTGTCTCCTATTTTTAAATCAAAAATAAGTTCAGTAATCTTTGAGAATTAACTGAACAGGTTATCTGCACCATCATCAAGACTTTGCAATACATCAAACACTTTATCTGCATAATCTTTGTTCTCTGGCGCACTATTAGCATTACTTGCAGACTGAGGCATAGACTTTAATGTGTCCATTTGCCTTATCATATCTTGCTTTGTTTGGTTTGCTGCATTATCAGCGACTGCACCTTTATTCATTAGAAAATAAATATCTTCCAAAGTTAAATCACGAGATTGAGACCATTCTTGCATTTTATTAAAATCGTCATCAGACATATTTTTTTCCTGCTTAAATCTATCAATCTCATTCATTAATCTTTCTTGCTGAACATTTTGTTCTCCCTCTTTTCTTAAATCCATAAGTCGAGTTTGAACTTTTCTTTCAGCTTCAGAGTCAATTAATTGTCTAAGAGCTTTACCAGATTCTGAATCCGGTTTAGTTACAGCCTCATGTGCATCAAACACAAAGTCCTCAGCGAATTGAGGTTCTGTTTTACCTGATAAATGATTCTTTAAAGCTTCTACTGAAGTAGGATCATTATTCAAATGGTCGATTAAAGGTTTGTATTTAGTATACTTAGAAGCTGCATCTAACTCACCTTTGAGTCTCTGTGCTTCTTTACTTGAATCAGAATATCTCTTTTTCAAAGTATCTAATTCAGACCTTAAATCGTCATTCCCTCCATCACTGGTGTCTGCAGGGCCAGCTTCCTGGGTTACCTGTTCCGTTTCCATGTGGTTGGATTGGTCTGGTTCATCTATAACCTGACCATTAACTTGTCGTTCTAAATCGTCAAAAAAACTATTAGAGCTATCAACTTCTTCTGCATCTCCTTGAAGAGCAGTTTCAATATCAAGGTTACCGTCGTTTTCTTTACTCATTATATCTCCATTAATTTATGATTGTTCTTTATTTGAATGCAACGAATTTTCAAACATTTTAACAGCGTTACCCATTTCTTGTTTTTTCATCCTCGCTTCATTCGCTAAATCTGATCGTAAAGCCTTTTGTTCAGCTTGTGTACGATATAATTCTTTTTTCTTATTTGCAGTAACATCAAATTTGCCTTTCTCTATTTCCATTTCAGCTTGACGCACTTTATCTTTAATACCAAGTTGTACAAGTTGTCTTTCAAGAGTATCAATAGTACCATCCTTATCTTTAATCTGATCTTCAAGTCCACCGATTTGACTTTCAAGTTGGCTAACTCTATCCATACGACCTGCAACTCTTTCTTTATTTCTTATATCTGTTTCTGCAAGAACTGCTATAGGATCAATAACACCAGCATTTAACAACTCTTTAAGTTCTTGTAAATAAGCCCATCTATTAACAGGCATAGTAGAACCAGCAACCATACGAATATCAAACTTTGCTGTTTCATAATCATTCCACCTACCAATAGCTTGACCTAAGTCATTGAATAATGGTTTGTTAATTTCTACTTGTTTTTCACCTTCTACAGAATTAGGTTGTACAATTCTAAATACTTTATGCGCTTTATAAGCTGCTTGACTAAACTGCTTAATAACTTCACCTAAATGTCCCATTGAAGGTTCAACAGAATGCTTTAACCAATATTTAACTCTTCTTGTACCATACTCATCCATAGCTAACATACCACGATAAGGCATATCAGAAGTTGCCTGTGTATCACCTTGTTGTGCGGCATATACACCTGCAAGATATTCCATATCACCTTTACCTGCCTGTACTAAAGAAAAGAATGCATTGGATAATTGTTGTGGTACTAATTCTTTAGGTAGTTCATAACCATGATTAACGGGCAATAATGCACCGGGTGATGAAGAATACTCTTCCCAAACTTTTGTATCAATACTTCCTTCGTAATATGCCCATCTCAATGAAGAACCTAATGATGCATTATGAATCATAAGTTGATGAGCCTTATTCAACTCTCTCTGTTTACCCACTAAAGGAGATACAGCTGAAATAGGATAAGGAGTACCAATCCATTTATAATGAATAGGAACAATAGGATATTCTTTTATTTCTTCAGGGAATACATTTTCATAAAGAAATTGATCACCTACAACACAGGTAAGTTTAATTCTATTGTCATGGAATCTTTTTGCATTTATCACAGTATTTGCAAAAACAGTGTTTTCCATTAATATTTTATATTCTTTTTCTGAAATAATTTTATTTTCTACTTTAGACATCTCATTCTGTATTTCAGTCGAAAACTCTAATTCCATAGTTCTCAACTGATTTTCCATCATATCAGTAGCTTTTTTCATTTCAAGTTGGAATCTCTCAGGCAACATACCACCTGATTCAACAGCTTGTTGCATTTGTACTTGTTGTTCTTTTAGTCCTACTTCCATTTCTATTCGTGCTTCTTGCATACGAACTTGGAGTCTTTGCTTTAACTCTTTTAATTGTGCAGGATCTAAAGGTTTTTTATAGAATACATTGTAATAAGCAATCTTAACCTTTTCATATACTTCAAAATAATCTACAAGAGGATCATCCTCTCCTTTTTCATCATAAGTAGAACTTATATCTGTTTGTAAAATATCTTTATTATTTCCACTTGTATCTCTTTCTGAAAAAGACATCTCTGAAGTATCAGTAGCAGCTTTGTTTATTTTTGAAATATAATCTGGTTTTAATTTTTTAAGATGAGATTTAGGTAATAGCTTTTTAATCATTACATAGGCTGCATCCTTAAATAAAGAATCTCTTGATTTAGGATCTACATATACATCAAAAGGATCAGGTTGTTGCACTACAACTTCACCCATACCTCTATCTTGGTCTTGATCTACAGTTATTAATAAATAACCTAAAGATTTAGTTATTGCATCATTAATTGCATTTGATAATAATGTTTGACCTTGAGAATTACTCCATATATAATCAGCTATATCACTAAATACAGCAGCTACATCTGAATCACTACCATCTACACCGATAGCCTGCCATCTTGGAGTATTCGCTGTTGCATAATAGTTCAGCATTTCAACTACAGGAGTTATCCTATTAATCGTAAAATCAGGCATCCCTTGTGAAACAAGAGCTTCTTTTTCTGATGTAGTTAATTGGTTATCATTCGCAAAGTCAAACCCTTTTTGATTAACAGTTACCCACTGATCTCTATGAGAACTTGTAAGACTGTTATAAAGATGTCGTATTCTTTCAGCCTTTTTATGCATTATTTACCTGCCTTATATCCTGAATGTGAATGAGTAGTATGTATATCTCCAACTCCAGCTTTATCATTAGAAGCAGATACTTGCCCACCATGCCCCATCATTCTAACACCTTTTCTAAATGGAGGTCTAACTGGAACTTCTGCATGAGGTTTATATGGAGCCTTAGGGTTTATATATCCACCATCTTCAAATTTAAATCTATTTAGTCTATTTTTCATTTTCTGCATAGCATCTCTAACTTTAGACTTTTTGCCATACTTTTTTTCTTTCTTCATTTTCTTTTCATAAGCTACAGCTGT